TTTTCTGCTCCTTTTCTTCTCGTTACTCTTACTCTGTGTTCGCCTAACTCGCCGTCTCTTCTTTCCCGCCCCGGCGCTCTTACGTGCTAGTCACGGGCTCAATCTGGGTCGAGTACACGACGTCCTGGGTGTCAATCACCTGGCCGCCAATCATGAGCTCCACCTTGTCGATGACGTTGGACCAGCTGACAGTTGGACACAGAGAGCCGTTGCCGTCACGGGCCGTCAGGTACATGTAGTTGACCAGGTCGCCCTTCTTCTCGATACGGATGGTCGAGATGCCACCGGCGATGGGGGCGCCCTGAATCACCTGACGCTCCGTCGAGCTGGCATAGTGGGTATACCGGCGGTAGTTGGAGCGGAAGAATGAAACCTCGGGCTTGCCAGTCAGCCAAGCGTCCTGAGCACCAGTTGCGACAAGTTGAACGATACCACCGCTCATTTTACAATTGGTCTAGATTATTTTACACCGCGGACAGCGGAGGGAGTGCAATCGGATTTTTCTCGAGCTGCTGGATGGCCACGTCAAGGCACTTGGAAGAGGCCAGAGGGTTGAGCTTGTCCTTCTTCTCCACAAATCTGTAAAACTCTGGGCCCAGATAGTTTTGGAACCGTGCGCCGTTCATATGAGAAACTGGAACCGGCTTGGATTCTGGACGAAGATTCGTGGCGGCGCCCACCTGGTTGACTGGGTCGTTGCGTACGTTCATCTGGCCGGGGTTTCCTGCACGATCCGGCTTGGAGCGGTAATCACTCACACGGGTAAGCGCCTTGTCGGTATAGCACGTCTCACCACCCTCGGCGTAGGGCTGGTACACGTTGTACTGTGCGGGCCCCATGGACAGCGTGTCGCCACGGCTCGTCTGCTCGTCACGCATGGTGGTGCGAGCCGTCTTGAGAAACTCTGGGCGACCCTCGGCACCGGTGATGGCACCACCCTGGCCCTGAGCACGGTTACGAGCCGGATCACGGTGCCACGCCTTGGTCTCCTTGGCCTGGTGGGTCACCTCACCGATTCCACCAGCTCCGCCCGACTTGACGAAATAGGCAGCCGGTCCGTTGCGTCCTTCCAGCGTCGTGAGCCGCTCCTCGTTGACGTTGTTGGGCAAGACGCGGAAATACTGGTGGAAACCACCCGCTGCGTCGACGTTGGCTCCGACACCCAGACCTGGACCGACGCGGCGGCGCTCGATGGGCTGTAGGTTGTTCATCTTGTTCGTCACGTACTGGCGGTTGCTCAGGTCGTAAATGGGCTGACCGAACGGGAAACGGTTCGCATCCGGTGAAACGTCCTGGAGGCTCGGGACAGCCTCCTTGGGCTGAAGACGCCAATCACCGATGCGCCGCCCGAGGTTCGGGGTCATGACGCGAAGGTCAAAAGCATCCTTGGAGTGATCACGGGCATTCGCTGCGAGATCGATATCACGACGGGTAATTGGTCTAGTGGTTGGCAGTGGTTTGCGCTCGGTGCGAGACTCTTCTGAGCCGTCCGAGAGACGCTTACCGGCAAACACAAGACCCACGACGGAGGCCAAAACAAGAGGGTCCATCTATTAGTAATTACGGAGGAATTATTTTACTTTTTCCCGTAGCGCTGAACGAAACGGTCATTCTGGTCGACGGCGTAGGTGCTGATGGGGTCCCAAGGCATCACGCGCAGTGGGAGGGTCACGTAGGTGTTGGGAAAGTCGTAGGACTGCTCGGTCCAGTTCTTTTTCCATGCCGTGGTGGTTTGCTCACGCAGGTACGAGCCGGTGTCAGCCAGGTCCTCGAGCACGACGGTCGCCGGGCCCATGTGGACGTTGGGCTGGAGAATAATGGGAGCCGCGTCGAGGCGTGGCATTATTAATTTTAGTTGCGAAAAAAAGCTTAGCGTCCGTTACCTCCACGCATCTGAGTGCGCTCGGGGAAGTGGAACTGGAAGTTGTCTGGGTCACAAGCCCGTCCGCCCTGGTCCTTGCACATGGGGGCAAACTGCTTGCCGTAAGCGGCGGTTGCAAACGCATTCTGGTCGTTGGGAATCGTGGTTGAGGCGGTGGTGTAAAAATTGCGTTCGGCGTCACGAACACGCTCGAACGGGTGGATGGTGCTCCATGCCGCCTGGACGTCACCACGGACGCTGGGATACCACGCCGCCGGTGGCCGGTCTGGATTCTCCGTGTAGTCGCTCAGAAGCACGTTGGCCATGGGGTTGTCGAGCGTAGGCATGGTCACCTCATCACGTAAAAGGCTCGAAGCGCGATCGTCGGCGTAGGCTGGACGCAAAAGGCCGTCCGAAATCATGTTCGACGTCCACATGTAATAAAGAATGCCGAGGGCCAGGGCAGCCAGGGCAAACACACGGGTATCACGGTTGATCAGGTATACGAGGATGGCGGCATACACGATAAAGCGGGTCGTTGCCGAGACGCGCTCCTTGGCAGACTGACGCGCCGTGGGCCAAAAATCCGTGAGTTTATTCGTGTTGAAAATATCTTTGACGTCCATTCTTTCTGATACTTACTTGGAATTTTTTTTCGCTTTGCGCTTCGGTGGGACAGTCTGTCCCCCGGCCTGGCCCCCGAGCAGAGCAGCCAGAGGGTTGCCCCCGCCCCCGCCGCCACCAAGCATCTGAGAAAGCATGTTGTTCATGCCCGCCATGAGAGACGCCTCGTCAATCTGACCGTTTGGAGCCTTTTTCATGTTTTTGGCGCAATTCTCGGCAGCCGTCTCAATCATACTGAGCGTCTCGGGGGGAAACATGTTGATGGTCGTGCCGAGCATGTACAGCGTCTGGTAATACTGCCAGATGGCTGCTCGAGTCCCGTCAGTACACTCTGGAGTCTTCCAAATCTCGTGAAGATTCAGGGGGGCGACCACCTGGTTCTCGTCGCAAAAAAAGGCGGAATCCTTAGCCATCATCTGAGACGTCCACGGCGCAATGTCCTTCATAAACTTGTCAAAGGTGGCACGACTCATAGGAGCGGCCTGGACCTCCTTGATCTTGGGCTCATCGGGGAAGGTTTGTGCGAGTTCACCGATAAACTGACCCATCATCTCGTTAAACGCGGCGATGGTGGTCATTTAGTTTTAAATGATGTATTTCTTTAGTTGCGGAAAATTCTGTTTGCAATGTCAACCTTGGAACGCAGACCCCGGATATTCACGCCGTAATCTGCAGCAATCTTTTTGAGGTAAGCTAGAGATACCCCCGTGCCGTGCACGTACGAAAGACGGCCTTTGTTACCTTTAATCTTCATGCGGCCCGTTGTTGGCGAATAGGTCGTGCGCCACTTGTAACGGAGGTTCGCCTTTTTAGAACGCTCCAGAAGTGGATGCGGGGGTGAGGGAGATGCACGGCGGGCAGGGGCTGGCGGAGGAGCGACGAAACGAACAGGCGAGGCTCTCCGAACTGGGGCGGCGACGAGAAGTTTACGGATGGCTTCGTCTACAATTCTGCGAGCATACGCGCGCGTCGGAGAGTTTCTCACGACGGTTCGGAGGTTACGACCTGGGCCAGCCACCTTCATGTATCTGCGTGGGGCTGGAACGAGGCGCGTCGTCTCACGAACTACTGGGGCGCCGCGGGTCAAAGCCACGTTCTTCACGACGACGGCACGGGCACCGGTGTTACCACGAGCCTTTTTCATGTAGGCTGCACGAGACTTGGGGGACATTTTGAGAAATTCAGCCGCACTGGGTTTCATTTTATTAAAGGTGGAGATTTAAAAAGGTTCTTTCATGATTGGCTCGTGGGACCCTTGGCCTTGACTCGTGATAAAGTAAACCAAAAGACCGACCAGGAAAGCATTCTTGAAATAGTCCGAGTTTTTAAGCTTTCCTTCATTGTTCATCTTGGCCTTGACAAACACGTAGGCCATGACGGCGGCTGCTGCGATGATGGCGGCGCTGAAAGGCTCTTTGAAGTAGTGCTCCATCGTCTAGTAATTTCCAAGATGTTATTTGAGTCGATTCTTCACGCACCGAGTTTTTGGATTTTGGTCGGGGCGTCGTCAAACAGGGTCTGCTCTGGGATGGCCGGAGTGTTCGCCCCGGGAACATCTGGCGGCGTGAGGCCGTTCGAGGCGGTCACGACCGTGTCAACACCCCCTGGAGTCTTGCCAATTTCCATACCCGACCCGCCGTTTCCGGCAGTTCCCGTGGCGTCGTTCGAGGTGGGCATGGTGTCGAGCTCTTGGTCGTCTCCGCCGCCGCCAATCTCAGGAACGTCCTCGTCTTGTTCAGGGTCCTGGTCCTCTTCGTCCTGGTTCATGTCGAGATCGCCGCCAGATTCGGGGAGGGGCAGATACGTCTGAAGAATCTCAGCCGTAGGCACGAGGTCCTCGATGACCAAACAGATGTGCTTGTGGAACCGCTTGTTGAGATCTTCGTTACGTTCAGACTCGGTGTGGTCCTCGACAATTATGTACGGGCTCTCGAAGAGGTCCTTGGCACACGCCTCGTAGCACCGCTGGACGAAAACGTCGTTTGCCGGTAACTTTATGCTTATTTTTTTGGATTTCTTGTCGGTGCGGATGGCGCTCAGAATCTTGACGTGAATGACAAACACTGCCGCGAGCAAGTTGGGAAAGAGGGGCTGGTTCTTGACGATCGCCTCTGTATTTTTGAGTGAAATTGAAGAGTTCCAAGTCTTGACGCCCCGAAGGAGCTCCTGGAAGACGCGGGGCGTGTTTTTGCCCTGAGACTCTTTCTTAGCCTCGAGCCATATTTCCCAGAATGCCTCAATCATCACGGGAATCATGGCGTCACACAACTTTTTAGTAAATCGGCGCTCGGACTCGTTGAGAATGTCCATGCTCGTTAATACATTCAAAGAATTATTAACCCCGGGCCGCAACGCGGTCCTCAATTCACATACACCCCCTCACACGACGTCTTCCAGTACTGAACCTCCTCCTCGAGTTGGTGAATTCTGTTAAGGAGCTCCACCTCCACCTCCTCCTTGTGAAGGAGCCGACGTTTCAGGCGTTCAATTTCATTCTCAAATTGCTTGGACTGGACCCGAACATCTTTAACCTCCTTGGACGCCTCCCAAGCCAGGTGCATTTTCGATTTTCGGTGCTGAGCCAAGTTTTTATAAGTGAAATTGGGTCTGCATGGACAGGTGAGTAAAGTACTCACCTCCATTAATTTTGTTTGTAAATTTGTTTTTAATTATCCGATGGACAATACACGAGGGGAATAACCCGACACGAGTGCTGGCTCGCCATCAACCATAATTGGGTAGTTTCCGTCTTCGTCCGGGTCCATAATCGACGTGATGGCCGACTTGATCTGTCTAGGCATCGACCTGAATGAGCGGTCTGCGGCGAATCCAGGCTGGAAACGGAACGACACGATAATTTTATCCACCCCCTCTGGTGCCATAGAAAGAATCTTGACTTCACCAGCCGCCTCTACGTCGCTGGCCATCATCTTGAACCATTTTAGGGCCTCATCACGCATACCGTGGTGACGGTAAACTTCGGGTTTGAATGTGAAGGTCACCTTACGAAGGCGCATGGCGAGAGTCGAACGAGCGACAGCCTCCATCGCTTTTGTGGATCTTGCCGGGCTTGGCGACTTTTTCACTCGTGGCTTGTATGGAGCACGTTTTTTGCCTACATTGGAACGCACCTTGCGGGTCGACGTACGAACCTTGGGCGCCGCGATGCGCTTGGGTGCAATCTTGTTCGGTGGAGCCGCATTCTTGCTGGTCAGCTTACGGGCCGTCCCGTTGACAACAGCGACGTAACGCGCCTTGATGCCATAGTGCTTCTTGCCTGCAGCATCCTTTACATAAAAGACGCCGCGGGTAGACTTGTAGATGGTGCGCTTATGAAGGTCGAGGTAAGGGGTTTTAACATCACCAGTTGACATTAATATGGTACTATAAAAAATTAACCCTTCTTCGTGACCCTCAGCTTCTGAGCCGTCTTTTGGAGGTTGACGAGGCTCGGCAAAAACACATTTGGTTCTGAAATTTCCGCCTCCGTGTCCTCCTCCGGTTTCCGGTGTCTCCACGTCACTTTGAGGTCCAAGGGGCCTATGAGTTCCACCTTGTACCCGAGCCGGCCCAGCTGGCGGGACATGTACACGACGGTCGCAGCCAGGTCATACCGCGGGTACCCGACCAAAAACGGGGGGACGGTCACGATCGCCTCCTTCAGACCGAGATCGACCGAGTGTTTAATTTTCCTTGAAAATTGTTCAAGCAGAGCCTTGTAGTACTCCTTTTTCGAAGAGGCCTTCTTCTTTTCTGCGGCTATTATGTCTTTGGCCGAAGGAACCGGGGCCCTTTCCATCTAGTAATTACATCTGATAAGATGGGGACGGGCCTGGCGCAGAGGCACCGCTGGCCAGTTCACGGGGCGTGCCGATGAGACCGCCGGGTGTGCCCTTGTTCGCCTTCAGGGCATCCTTGAGCTGGCGGTCCAGATTCGCCTCGATCATCTCGTAGGGCTGGTACTTGTCTGGAACGTAGGCTGGGTTGTCGCTGTCGCCCGTCGTCGCCGTCTCAGACTGGCTGATGATAGTAACCGCACCCGTCGGAGTCACGCGCGCCTTGACGTCGTACTGGGTACCAAAGTAACCCTCGGTGTTGAAGAACATGAAGCGGGCGTCGTAGGTGTCATCGCCGGTGTTTTTGATGAACAGAGTCTCCAGTGGGTACCCCGCCTTTTTCTGAATCGCCTCGAGGATAACCTGTGTCACGTCAGGTGAGACGGGCGCGTCAGAGGGACCGGTAGGACCGGGGGCGGCATCACCACCGTAACGCGCCACCTGACGGCCGTTCCAAATTAAGAACAAAATTATGGCCACTAGGAGAAGCAAGACCAGGTCCTTCATTACCATTTGCTGCGAAAAAAGATTGATTGAAAAAAACTCTGTAAAATCATATGGCCTTGCTGGTCTATTCGGACAAGTGCAGATGGTCCCAGGAAATACTCATGTACATCAAGACTCAGCCGGCTCTCCTCGAGATTGTTCGATTTTGGAACATAAATGAACAAGGTGGTGTCCCATCCAAAAAGATTACGCGCGTCCCGACCCTCGTGACCAACGACGGAAAGATGCTGGTGGGCCAGGAGGTGCAGGCGTGGCTCGAGTCCATGGTTCCGTGTGACTTTGAATCGTGGGACTCTGGTGCTGGGGCAAACCTGGACGGCACGGAAAATCCCGGAATGTTTGAATTCGACCGGTACGGGGAGTCGCTCCAGCCCCGCCTGACGCCTGAATTAGAAGCTAAAATTGGTGGGGACGTTCAGGATGCGTATCAAAAGGTTGGACAGCGTTAAAGATTTGAAAACTTTTGAACACAGAGAAGAATGCACCTGAAAACTATTCAGGCTTCGGCCCTGAAATCGGTCTTTGAGGTGCTCAAGGATATCATCAACGACGTCAATGTGTATTTCACGTCCAACGGAATCCACATTCTGACACTGGATACGGCGCGGGTCACGCTCGTACACATGAACCTCGGTGCGGACAACTTTGAAGAGTACGAGTGCAAGACGGACTTGACTGCAGGCCTGAACATGGCCAACGTGTACAAGCTGCTGAAGAGCGTGTCGGGGCAGGACACCCTGGACATTAGCATCGAGGGTCGGGACTATATGGATCTCTTGATTGAAAATCCCGTCAAGAAATCTTCGACCAAATTTCGTCTGAAATTGCTCGACATTAACGAGGACATTATCGAGTTTCCAGACATTCACATGAACGTCGTGACCACTTTGCCTTCTGTGGATTTCCAGCGCATCACTCGTGACATGGGTAACCTGGCTGTCGAGATGGACATTGTGCGTGACGGTACGTCCCTTGTCCTGAGCTGCAAGGGTGACTTTGCAGACCAGATGACGAGCATTGAGTTTCCAGACCCACCGGTGAAGCGTACGGGCAACACATTCAGTCTCAAGTACATCAACCTGTTCACCAAGGCGACCAACATGTGCTCGAGTGTACAGCTGATGCAAGACTCGGAGAATGAGAACATGCCAATTATATTTAGGTATACAATTGCAAATTTGGGGGACCTAAAGTTTTATTTGGCGCCAAAAATTGATCCTTAAACAATAGGGTCACTTGTCGAAAATGGAGGCGCGTTTCAACGAAAGGGTCCAGGGGTGTAGGACCGAAGCCGAGTTGGCCGAGTATCTTCTGGACTGTATTCCCATAATAAAAGAGTACACTTCAGAAGCGGCCGAAGAGGTTCAGACCAAACAGGTTCTGAATCTAAAGGTGTCGAGTCGAAAGGGTGTGCAGCGCCAGGACATTTACAAAAGGTATATGACCGAGGTGGAGGGCCAGGTGGACTCGACGACGATGCGATGTACGGAGGACCACATGAAACCATGTAGGGGATGCGGCGCCATGTTTTCTCGAATATTTGACGACGTGCAAAGCGAAGAGGCGTGTTCGAAATGCGGGATGATTGAGACTGTGCTTTGTAACGAGGTGGGGTTCAAGGAGGAGCAAGAGATGGAAAAGAACGTTGTGTACTCTTACAAGCGCGAGAACCACTTTAACGAATGGATCAGTCAGTTTCAGGCCAAAGAGTCGACGAGCGTGCCGGACGTGGTCATCGACCAACTTCGGTCTGAATTTAAAAAGCAAAAGATCAAAGACCTTTCTGAGATTACTCACGAAAAGGTGAAGACGCTACTAAAAAAGCTGGGATGGGCCAAGTACTACGAACACGTGCCCTATATATCTACGATTCTAAACGGCATACAGCCACCCACAATGCCTCAGGCGCTCGAGGATAAGCTCAGGCTTATGTTCCACAAGATACAAGCTCCTTTTGAGAAACATAAACCGGCAAATAGAAAAAACTTTTTAAGCTACTCTTTTTGTTTGTACAAGATGGTTGAACTGCTCGGACATGACGAGTACCTGCCGTGCTTTCCCTTGCTCAAGTCCAAGGAGAAGTTGTACATTCAGGACCAAATTTGGAAGAAAATTTGTGAAGAATTGGAATGGGAATTTATCAAGACCTAAGACCTCAGTTCCGAAGGAACTGAGTGCCCCCCGAAGGAACTAAGTGCCCAAGACCTCAAACTCCAGCGGTACATTCTTGTCCGGAAAGTTGATGAGGTACCCTAGGTTTAAACCTAACAGGTTTAAATAATTTCGGGTCTGAATTCGGTACTGTTCGTTGAGACGCGCAACCGACTTGAGTTCCACAACCGCCTTTCGATCGATAATCAAATCGGCCCGGACGTTACCGACGTTTTGGCCCTCGTAAAAAACGGGGACGATACGCTCAGTCTCGTAGTAGATGTGGCGACCCCGAAGAGCCACCTCAAAGGCGCAGTGGTACACAGACTCGGAGTATCCAGGGCCGAGGGAGGTCCAGATGTCGTCGGCAATTTGGCGCAGGACCAAGGAGAGTCGGTCACCTCCAGTGACCTCGTCCCCACCCATAAGCCTTAAATCATATTTCGTTTTAAGTAGTGGCAAAGATGTTTTGGATCGGTCACTTGGCCACCACAAGGCTGTATTTTGGCCCTTTGGGATTAGAGGAGGCTTTTTGGGCGGTGGCACCCGATTTGCCAATGGCACTTTTTTTATCACCCGGAGGGGCGTTCGTGGACCCAAACACGCCTTGGCGGGAGATAAAAAACTGGTCATCCTACACATACTTTTACAAGTTGCCCCACTCTTTATGGTTTTTATTTTTGATCCGAAATTCAAAGGCCAGGGCCATTTATACTTTTCACATACTCATGGACCTCATGAGTCACACGGGTCAGTGGTCCATCGAACCTTTTTTTCCTATGGGGCCAGCTATTCACGGGATCTGGGACCCTGTTGAGTGGGTCTAGCTTTTCTCGGTCCCGTGGACGTTGCCGTTCGTTTTCTATGCATGACTCTGTACAACTCACTCTCACGTGCTTGTATGTTCTGACCGTGAACCGTGGCGATGGGTGCTAAATTTAAGCGTCCTATATTCTGTAACCTTGAACGAAGATGTGCGAGATAGTTATTTATCATATTATTTGTATTCATTCTATTCCCGAGCCACGTTCTGTAATTCACTAAACCTGGTAATACAACACGCGCTCTATTGTAGACGCCATTCACGTTACCCCAGTTTACATCGCCTGGTGTAATGCGACACGCGTACACAAAGTACACACCGGCAGGACCGTTTGTAACTATTTCTTTGAGCGTCTTCACTGTGTTGACATATTTACGAGGACTAAAGTCGGGCAACTTCCAGACGCCCATATATCTTTGGAGTACACCGTTTCCATTCGTATTGAGCGGCTCGGTCCGGTCCCAGAACTGAATATGCATATCCGGGCACGGCGTACGAGGACTATAAAGTGTTCTTTTCCAGTTGAAATTTGTTCGAGAATATCTCAAAAAGTTGGGAACTTTGTTCCGGTTTAACGTTCCTAAAAGAAACTCCTTGAGGTGTAACGGGGTTTGTAACATGGTCTGAAACTTGGAGTTTGCAATCAGGTTTTCGGATAATGGAACACCCGGATTTGAAAAGAACACGACGTATTTTCCATCTGGAACTGGAAAGTAGCCGGAACCACGTCTGTGACCACCGTGTCCCGCGACAAGATACGAGTGTCCGCGTTCGACATTGCTTACGATGTTTGGAACTATTCTTTCAGCGTTTGCCCGGGTACTTCTTACGACCGCCTGATTCATTTCTATTTACGTACAAAATATATTTAGCGACGATTCATGTTTCTAATACGAGCGGCTATTCTTTCGGCAACAGGACCGCTATTTACACGAAGATTGGTAGGACCTGATCTCACCAAATTAGTTACATTACTCGCCAGTTCTGTATTGTTTCGCATTGCATTGACCATGCTTCGTACCGTATTATTCGGTAATCCTCTGAAAAAGTTTGGATATCTGTTTCGAGCTTGATTACTTGTTAACCTATTTGATTCAATAGTGTTAACCATGATTCTCCAATTTGGACGCGCCTGACGGAAAAGTTCGTTAAGAGCCGCTTGACGAGCCGCCGTGTTGTTCACTTGACGAGCACGTGGTAGGAGTACATTAGTCGACTTCATTTCACCTATTCTGTTTTGAACCGTCGACGGTAACGTACTAAAAAGATGATGTTCTAAAAAGTCTTTTATTCTCGTATTTAAAGTGGTTACGAGTTTTCGCGGATATTCGACCCGAGTCCGATTTTGGCGTTTAAGACGTTGAATGCACCTGAAAATTGGCGTCAATGTAAGCACATCAAATGCATCGGAATGACTGTAAAGTGTTCTCTGCCACCATCTTCCCAGCCTATTATTCGTTGTAACCGTTCCAGATTCAAATGAAGGTCGGTTTCCAACTCTCTGCCAGCCGTGATGACAAAATTGTACATCATCTGTACCGGCCGCGCGTGTAGCTGTCATTGAATTTATTTCACCCGCCTTTGCAACTTGAGTACGACCGTGTGCAATATACACGAGATCATCAAGTTTATTCATTTTTTTCCACAGATACATGTTTAGTAGCCCGGCCACGTTACATGAACCCGGTCTTTCAGTGGGAACAAAACCTCTTGCTAAAAGATTGGGATTATTGTTGCTGCTACTAGCTCGTATGCCATAACATCCCCACCATCCAAACATTGCAAGTGAATGATAAAAAAACGAGTTTATAAATTTCGATTGTGGGCCGTAAAAAGTATACCTGAAAAGACTTTGTACATTTCCTCTGTTTGCAGCAGCTCGTAAATTTGCGTTTCTGTTTGCTATGTTTTCACACATTGATACCATGTCATTTTCAGCTCTCATATATTCCGGTGAACCAATGTCGACCCATACGCCGTTTTTAACCAGCGCATTATGAGTACTTTTCTTTAGTAAAATCATAGAACTATAAAAAGAACCAGTTCCAAACCCTGGTGGATTATTTGCCCCTTTATAGTCGAAACCAAGTTGTTTGTTCGCGTTGGGGCTGGATACGGCAGCACGAAGATTTGGTATTTTTGATCTAAGATCCGATAAACTTTCAAATATCCATGGATAATGCGTCATGGCCGCAGCAAATTCAAATTTAAAAAGTAAATATGATATCAAAAAACTTGCTCGTAGTACAGCAGTTGCGTCGTTCCTGTTGAAAAAAGCAACCTTGTACCCTTCCCACATCTGAGCCGCACGTGTAATTTCCTGTTGAAATGAAGTCGCCTTAGTGTTCATATCTATCATTTACGCCCAAAATATTTCGAGTACCTTTCGTGGACCCAACGAGCATCCGCCTTGTATATGCGGGACGCACGGGGCAGGGTCCGCTTGGTCAGCGTGCTGATGGCCGTCAGACGCTTCACGACGGCGTGCGGGTCCTCACGGCCGACGCGGATAGACTTGCTCAGAGCCTTGTGGCGGTTGGTCATCGCCTCGACTGGGTGGTAGCCGTACATGGTGAGCATGCCACCCTTCAGGTTACCGATAACCTTGGGGCTCTTGCCAACCGCACCGACATCCTTGATGGGAACTGGACGCACGTATGACGTGCCCGCCTTGCGGACATAGGAAAAGGACCGGCGACCTTTGGTCGCCGCGACGCGGACCGTCTTGCGAGCACGGTGCTGGACGTAGCCAGACCGAAGGATATGACGCATTTTAATTTCAACTAAGAAAAGTTTGTAGACAGGCCCTTCATAAACATCCTGAGTTTCCCGTCGTTTGACGCACCAAAATCAAACGCGTCAGAATTCCCCAGATCCAGGTCCAGGGTAGGCACCTCGTACACGGCTCTCAATTTCATAGTGGAATAGAGAATCCCCGTGGCGTAAGACTTGAGGTCCGTGACTGGCGCGGGCCTTGACCAGGCGAGTTTCATGGCCAGAACCTCCTCGTTGCCCCTTCCCAAGAATGGACCTGACGGGGTTGTCTCGGCCGCCCCACCGTCTATGTACGTCCACTCCCCTATTTTCACAGTTGAAAACAGGAATGGAATTGCGATGGTCGCACTGACCGCGTCGAGGACACTCAATTTTGGTGTAGAATTCACGGAAAAGTAGTCGGTCTTCATAAGGTCCACGCAGTAGGCACTTACGTGGAACTTTATGGGGTGCCACGCGTACAACTCCTCAAACGTAACGTCAGGCTGACCTATGAATCTGGTACACGCCTCTGAGAGCACTCTTCGAATCTTGGTCGGGGGCACGAGGCCGTAGCTCTTCATAAAGTTTTTCAAATTTGGTTTCATAATCTGTTTCACGGGCACGGTGAGAGCATAGTCGAGAACCTTGGAGAGATCCCCTTTCGTCGCGAGAAACAGAAAGGCCAAGAGGCCCCCGGCTGAGGATCCTGCAAGTTCTTGCAGATCCTCAAGTTTGCCGGTTTGTTTTAGTTTTGAAAGAACTCCTAAATAAAGGAAGAAGCCCATGGCTCCTGGACCGATGGCGAGGCACCGGACCATTCTACAATTTTAATCTAATAATAGCGAGGGAACTGGCCGCGCATAAAAGCGAACAGCAGAGCAAACACGACGGTGTGGGCACCCACAGCCACTGGGGAAGTCTGACGAGACATGAACAGACCGCCGTTCTTGGGTGGGATGGTCAGAAGCACGCCTGGGGTCAGCAGCACAAACAGCACCGCTGGGACGACCAGGTCGGCCTGGGTCAGGCTAATCTTCAGCACAAACTTGGCAATGGCCCAGTACACAAAGGTGAGGACCAGGGCGTGCACCACCGCCTGGACCAGCAGACCAGCGCCACGGGGCAGAGCCAGGAGCATGCCTGGGCTCAGGACGGCAAACAGGATAGCGGGCAGGAGAACCTTGGGACCGGTAACGTCGAACATTGTTACAAATTACCTACATAATTTTTGGCCCACCCGTAAAAGTTGGAAGCCTGAACACGGTCACGAATGACTGGCAAATTGGAAATCAGGTTCCAGATGGCCTCGTGGTGGTGGGTGGGTGTCTCCACGTGGTACCAACGGTCCGGGCTGATGACAAGGTCCACAAAGTCTGGAAACTGGGCCCGGGTCTCCAGGTATCGCTCCTCGGTGTACTCGCGAATCTTCATCCAACCATCGAGGAGTTCCTGGGAGTACATGTCCTGCCAGTCTTCTGGATGGAGTTCGGGGTCAAACTCGTCTGACCCGTCAGAGTCGTATGCGAGGTCGTAACTGTATGCGTCACGGGAGTACTCGTCATTGCGACCCATTTTTGTTCTTGAATTATAAACGTCCCAGAGCTCTAAGCCTCGAGTATGGAGGCCAGACCCGTGACGGTGACGCCATCAGTCTGTTTGACGGGTGCAGCGTCCAGAATGGCCTGGAAAGCACCCTCAACCTGAGCCTCGTTACCACCGAAAAAGGTGCCCAGACCCTTCTTGATGACATCCTTGGTCAGAGACCCGCGGGTCTGTTTCGTCTTGAAATTCACTTTAACCTTGTCGTCGTGAACCTTTACGGTATCTATAGAGCGCTCTTTCATTTCATGCGTGACAAACTTGCGAAGGTCCTTCTCGCGCTTGTTGAGAACGCTGAGATCTTTGCGAGCTGCCGCCAACTGGGCCTTGAGGGCGACCCACTCAGTCATGGCTGATTTAAAGTCCATTTCTGGTAATTTCAAATAAATTACTTATGCTTAGCTAACGCGCGGGGCGGAAGGGGGACACAGTTCAGGGACCTTTGGTCCCGTCGGAGCACAAGCTCCTCCTACGGAACTGGCTACTGGAACTCAGGCGAAATCTCAAACTTGGGACGCATGGTGTCTGGGGGAATCGTGCTGAGGTTAAAGATGCTGACTGGGGTACGGGGGTTGATGGGCTCCGAACGGAACTGCTGGTTGGCATTGCGCAGAACGCCGCCGACCGTCTCCGGGTAACCAATCTGGCTGCGGGGATCCAGGTAGTTTTGGCCCGACAGAATCTTGTCTGGGCTGAACTGGCCAAAGTCCTCGGTCTGAACAACCTCGCGGGGAATCAGGCTGGCGGCCGACACGTCGCCCTCGTATGAGGTGGCGGGTGCGGCGGAACCACCAAGGGCGGCACCGACGATGCCACTGTTCTTGGAGCTGAGCTCAAAGCCGCTAGACTTGGGGGCGAACAGGAGGAAAAGTATGACGGCAACCAGGAGCAGAATGGCCAGACCCTTGCGATTCATATTATTATAAGTTACCGATAATTTTTTTGGGCTGAAAGGTCAAGTCCGAAGGACTCGGGTGGGAGGACGGACTGGAGAAGGAAGGCTTCGCGGGACACAACCAAGGGACCTCCGGTCCCTCGACTGGGGACTTAGTCCAAATAATCCGCTGGGTCCTCCTCGTCGGCCTCCTCGACTGGCTCGTCTGAGAACAGGTACTCCTTGGGAAGCTCGGGCACCTTGGGTGCTGCACGAACACGCACCTGAAGAATACGCCAGATGGGCCCGAACGACTTTTTCAGAAACCATAGACCAGACAGCTCGAGGACGACGTCGCATGATGTGCCCGCCTGGATATCCCCGAGCTCGACTGGATTCTTACGCGTGTCGAACGCCAGAGTCACCACCTGCCCCTTGACGGTGGCCAGCGAGGCACCCAGAATGCCGTCGGTGACACTCTCCTGCCAAGCGTTCTGGATAGTCTCGTCACTCAGATCCTTGCCGAACCACTCCTGCTTGGACTGCTTGGCCTGGGCAAGCACCTGGGCATCAATCTCACCAAAGATGCTCGAGTCCGTCTTGAAGTTGACCGACTTGGAGGCGAGCGAATCCTGGAGAACGAGGCTATTCACCTGGTGCCGAGCTCCAGAAATCTTCAGAAAGTAGCGGCCGTCTGGAAGTTTCTGGGGTGTCGCGTACTCCATTTAGTACTAAGAACTAATTTCTTCTTTAAGAGTAGATGAGTACGTGTTCTTCTGACCTGATTGCAAAGGGGTGTCAGTGTATCGCAAACCCCACGGACCCTGGGTCTCAGGTGTGTGCGTACATAAACCGTCAGAACGGCCTGGTGTCTCCGTGCGACACCGGGTGCTGCGTGCCACGCTGCAACATCAACCTGGCCCTCCCATCCATTCTCCAATTTAAGAATGAATTTCGTGCGTCAACAGGGACGGCACTTCCATCAGGATTTGGTGTGAACCTGGCCACGAGCGACGAACCCACTGAAATCAAAGATTCGTCAAACTATGAACCGCCTGATACGCGGTACCAGACGGTCTGGGAACGTATGATTATTCCACTTTTGATGTTGGTGATTGTGTTTTTGGCACTCATATCCCTGGCTTAAAGATGGGCCTCGTATGTAGAGTAGAAATGGCCGATAATACCCCAGTTACCCTCGAGCTGCTTGCCAAGGAGCTGAAGGCTCTGCGTAAGGATATCCGTAAGATTCGTCTGCACTTTGAGGACCCGACGGGTGAGAAGCAGGCGGCTCGTTCCAAGAATAACGGGTTCAACAAGCCCCTGAACGTGACGGACAAGCTGCGGGCCTTTCTGAGCCTGCCGGCTGATGAGAAGATTTCGCGTTCTCAGGTGACGACCCGTATCAACCAGTACGTGACTGAGAAGGGGCTGAAGGCGGGCCAGAATATCAGTCTGGATGCGACCCTGAAGGACCTGCTGCAGGTTCCCGAGGGTACGCAGGTGACTTTTCTGAACATCCAGAAGTACATCAACCCGCACTACATCAAGGACCCTGAGACTGAGAAGAAGCCCCGCGAGAAGAAGGTCAAGGAGGAGACTTCGACCGCGGACGCCCCCAAGGAGAAGAAGGTTCGCCCAAAGGTGGCGAAGGTCTAAAGTTCCAGTCGCTCCGCGACTGTCCCGGGCGAAACTTTTCAATCACGAGTCCTTCGGACTCGGTCTCATTGGCTTAAAAGTCTGCGTCTAGTGTAATACAAAACAAAATGGACTCCCCACCCGAGCTTTCACGTGAAACCCTGAACGCTCTAGTCGGGACTAAAATCAAAGACCTTGAATTGTATCGGCGAGCCTTTACACACAAGAGCGCTCTAAAACGTTACTCCGGACTGAATGGCTCATATGAAACACTCGAGTTTATGGGTGATTCGGTCCTTGGATTTATAATCACGAAACACCTGTTTGACCAATACGAAAAACACCAAGAGGGCTTCCTGACCAAGGCCCGGACGAAGATGGTACGGGGCAAGACTCTTTGTGAAATTTCCAAGACTCTTGGCCTCGACACGCTTATTTTGATGGATGAAAAGGGGGAGCGAAACGGCTGGAACACCAACGAACACATCATGGAGGATGTTTTTGAAGCGCTTGTCGGTGCCATCTACCTGGACCTCGGTATGGTTCACGCCAAGCAGTTTGTGCTCGAGGTTTTTACCAAAGTAAAAACCTCCCTCGTGGATGACAACTGGAAAGACCAACTGATGCGTTGGTGTCAGGCCCTCAAGTACCCTTTGCCCGAGTATCGTGTGGATGGTCAATCAAACGGTCAATTTTTCATTACGGTCATAGTGGATGGTATGGAATGTGGAGCTGGTTTTGCACTTACGAAAAAACAGGCGGAACAGAATGCGGCTGAAATTGTACTTAAGACGGATCCGCGGTTTAAGAGCAAGCATGGAGGGGGGCCTCCAAAGCGAGAACGTGGTTCAGAAAGCCAAGGCGCTCATTGCGGCTGAGTACGCTGAACAAAGATCCGATGAATGGTTAGCGCTTCGCGAACAGATGATTACGGCGAGTGACGTTGCGAGCGCGATAGGCGAAAGCCGATATGAATCTCCAGAGGCGTTTGTGAAAAAGAAGGTTCTGAACCTTAAATGGGCAGGAAACGCAGCAACGGCTCACGGAACGGCACTCGAGCCCCTGGTTCGTGATCTTTATGACGAACGCACGGGTCGCAAATCCCATGAGATTGGGCTCGTTCAGCACAGAGATTACCCATGGCTCGGGGCTTCACCTGACGGCGTCACGGAGGATGGTCTTTTGATTGAAATCAAGTGTCCCTTGACGCGCAAAATCGAGGCGAAGGTGCCCAAGCACTACCTTCCACAGGTTCAGCTTCAACTCGAAATTACGGACCTCGAGGAGTGTGACTTTGTTCAGTATAGACCAGCCAGTGCCGAAGGCACTGAGCCCGAGTTTGTCGTCGTCCGCGTCAAGAGAGACCGCGAGTGGTTTCAAAAAAATTTGCCAACGATGAAAGCCATCTGGGAACGGGTCGTCAATGGTCGAATCAATGGACTTTGTGAGGTGATTGACGAAGAACCGCTTAAGAATGAAATTGCTTGTGAAATAATAGATGAGAAGCCCTGAGGAGGCGTTTGCGGACATTTTTGGTCCGAAAATGTCTTGTGCCCATAAGAACCGATTTCTCAAGTGTCGTGAGTGCCAAGGGAACTTTTGTGCCAAGTGCATTCAGCTGGAGGTTCACTCGTGTCCCAAGCTGGATGAACGGTCCAAAATTGAAAAAGAGAATTTAGCCAAGAAATTGGTCAAGGTGGTGGCACCCAAGGTGCTTACTTTTTGAGACGCGAAAACAGGTACAGGGCCAGGGCCAAAAGTACGAGCCAAATCAGGAGGTTTTGCCATGGCAAAACGCGTACCGTCCACGTATCATCGGGCGCGCGGTGACCACCGGTCCAGCTCCATGGTTGACCTGGACGTACCCACGACACGGTACCGTCTGGGAACTCATTCTTGCGTGCCGGGAATCCACGGAAAGGTGCGGGGCTCGAATCGACCGTCTTTAAGTACATGGAGCCCGAAACGTTCATGTTTGGGTCCGCGGTACCTGCAAGTGCATCCGCGTAAACCGTAGGCTCTTCGCTAATTTCAGTGGTCCAAGAACCATCTATGGGTATCGTGCTCGGGAACCCGTCGGAATAAACACCGAAAGTTCCGGACCACGTGTAAGGGTTGAAGCGGTTGATGCTCAGGTCGTCACACGCCAGTGCGGCGGTAGCCATTAACATATGCCCACATTATTTTTAGAATAAACTTTGGACTGGACCTTTTGTCGGTGCAAGTCCCACATCGTGTCCATGTCCACGTTCAGCATGTGGGCCAACTGGAAAAGATAACTAAACACGTCACCCATCTCCATCATGACATCAGTCCCCCGATCCTTTTTGAGTCCCGTTTTTTTGTAAATTCTCTGATTCTGACGGATACTTGACGCCAGTTCCCCCATCTCTTCATTCAGTAACATCCAGACGATACTGACGGGCGCCTTGTCCCACCCTTTCTGTTTACAAATTTCCGCAGTTTCATCGCGAAATCTATTCATTGTAGCTATGTAAAAAACACGTGACTTCTCTAAGCTTTGTTCAGGAACCGTCGCATCTTGAACACGACGAGGAGAGCCGCCATGAGCATCACGAATTCTGATCCTAATTTCCAACTCTCCACCGAACGCTCGTTGCCCGTCTTGGTCTGGGCCCAGGGCTCCACGACTGTGTTGCTGAAGAGACGGATGGCGCGGTCTATAGCGAAAAAGATGAAGAAACCAACCAGGATGTCATCCAGGGCGCGCATTTAAAATGCAATCTTGCTGTTGTATGGCATTTTATTTCCATACGTGCTGGTGCTGACGGGTGCAGCCAGGGGCACGGGGTTTGAGGAAATGTCACGCAGGTACACGAGCTGCTGGAGAACGCCGGTCGACACGGTTGCCGTCGCCTCCTTGACCGTTTGGAGGTTCATGGCGCTAACCTGTCCACGCACATCTCTGTACTGGTCACGGGACATGTTGGCCCACACGCGCTTCATGAGAGCCTGGAGGTCCGCATCATTCTGACGCTCGATTCTCACACCCGTCTTGCTCTGGACCGAGTCGATGATCATGGCATGAACCTGCTCACGGTTGAATTCAGAAAAAAAGGCGTCCGACAGAGGCGTTGGGAGCAGACGGGTGCTCATTTGATGTTAGACGAG